TGGTGCTACGCATCAGACAAGTCCCTTCTGGCGGAATACTATAGTAGCAGGAGGTACTGATTTAACTTTGGATGGTGCTGTTGGGTTTGAGGCAGATGAGATAGAGACTTCAAACGATGGTCGGATCTTCACAAAGCATGGATCGAGCATTGTGGCCGATGTTCCGTATTATGACGATGATGGATTGTCGGCAGGAACCGGCAGTTTTGAGGCTGGTATAGCAGTATCTCAAACAGCCCCTGCACATGGCATAATTGTTTCTATGAGTGCCATGAATATTATGTGGCTGTTGTCTGACTATCACTCTCGTGGTAGTGCTATTAAGGATGATGATTTCGTCCAAGGTTTCGTTAATGTTCTAAATGATCTCGGTGCAGTACCAGCAACTCCTGATGTTGGTCTAACTATTGATGCACCGCAGCCTATGACAGCTTATGGGATTGATTGGGAAGCTAACCAGCCTCCTACTGCTGTAGTTAACGGGCCTTATTCAGGCATTATTGATTCTCCTATTCAGTTTAGTTCTTCTGGTTCTTCTGACCCTGAAGGATCACCACTAACCTATGACTGGAATTTTGGAGACGGTAGTGCTAACTCCAGCGAAGCTAATCCTACCCATACATATACTACTACAGTCGGTTCTCCTTTTACGGTAACTCTGACTGTTACTGATACGGCTGCTGCAACAGATCAAGCTGCTACTACAGCTACTATCACTGCTGCTGGTGGAGCTGAGACTAATCAGCCAATTAACTCTGCTGCTGCTCCCACATCAGAAGATGACACAGATGGTGGTGTTCCGTACGAGCTTGGTATGGCATTTACACCGCTTAAGCCACTACAGTTAACAGCACTATGGGTCTATACATCTACTTCAGAACCGGCAGCTAATGCGTCAGTTAAGCTCTGGACTGGTGAGATTGGTAGTGTACTTACTGAAAATATTGCTATGACTTCTCCGCCGGCAGGATCATGGAAACGGTATGACTTACCTGCTCCTAGACTGCTGATGACTGAGAGAGAAGTAACAGTCTCTCATGATATTAATACGTACTACTCTATCGGTGCTGCCTACAGCGACCCCGCTAATCTGTCAAATGTACGCGGTAAGTTAGGCGCAAATCCTGATGTATTTCCCGGCCAGGATACTGCTAATAACTTTGGGATGGATATCAGTTATATCCTGCGTGAAGCAGCATTGATGAATGCAACTATCCCAAGTGAGCGACAGAACGCTGATCTTACCGGATATGAGATGGGTGTTAGGTTTACACCTACGGCTAGTGGACAGATTACTGGAGTATTCCTGTGGATAACTGAAAATAGCTCAACAGCAGATAAGACAGTACGTATATGGCAAGGCGATGGCACTCCTATAACTACAGAAATAATTACTATCCAGGGTACTGATCAGTGGTCTTATGTAGAGTTGACGTCTCCAGTTAGCTGTACAGCAGGTCAGACTTACGTGGTTACTGCCAATATGGATAGATACGGCACAGATGGTACTTATGGTCCAGTGACGGGGTTTGGTACGCCAGAAGGAGCATTTAATGTAGCTCCTGGATCTTTCCCATCTAATTTTACTGCTACTAACTACTGCGTAGATTTTGAATACAAAGTTTAGTTGAAAAACATGACATACGATGAGCTAATCTCTGCTATTGTTACCACGCTTAAGCGTGAAGAGGATGATGCTCTAATTTCAATGCTTCCTACATATTTCCGGTTAGTCGAGTCAGAGGTTAATCGGAATGCAAGGGTCATTGAAATGGAGAAGCGGTCTAGACGTCCGATAGAAACTACAGACACAGGAGAGCTTAGATGGGCTTATGGTTGGCCTAACGACTACTTGGGACTTCGAGTGTTCAGGTACATTTTCAACGGATCTAGGGTTGTAAATGTTGAACTTCTGCCTCCTGAGCAGATGACAACTAAGCAGGATCTGTTTAAATGCAGAGAAACAGCGATTGATACTAATAAGTGGTACTACACTACTTATAACGACTACTACTCAATTATGCCGATTCCTCCTGCTGATCAGGCTGTGATTGAGCTAATCTATTACGGGAGTGTCCCCCCACTTGGAGGAAAAGATTCTCTTGGTAATGTAATTGAAAGTAACTGGCTTTCTGAAAAATATCCTGATATTTACCTGTATGGTGCTTGCAAGCATTCCCAAGTGTTTATCTTTGATGATGAAAGATTGCCTTTAATGGGTCAGATGTATGCTGAAGCTGTAGCAGGTCTTAAGAATAATACAGTTGAAAAGCAGTGGTCTGGAACTACTCCTAGAGTTAGAGTGAGACGGTAATATGTCACTATCTGCTAAGTATGGGAACTGGGTTGCTGAGACTACAGCAACGACTGGCACCGGAACGTTAACCCTTGCAGGCGCTCTTGCTGGGACATACGCTGCATTTTCTGGCGTGTTTACTGATGGTGATGATGTTTATTATCATATTTTTGATAGAGGCTCGGACAGTCAAGAGGCGGGGCTTGGAACTTACGCTGCTGGGACAGTAACACGTGGACCCACTTCTACGCTTGTTAGCGGTGTTTACGATGCTGATTCACCTGCTGCCATTGCTCTTAGCGGCGACGCTGTTGTATACGCTAGTTTAACGGCAGAAACATCTACTCTATTCGCTACAGAGATAGAAGCTAGACTGCGTAAAGACGGTAGTGAGCCTATGACAGGTGAGTTGATCCTGTCTGGCAATGCTACTCAAGATCTGGCAGCAGTACCCAAGCAGCAGTTAGATACTTCTATCAACCAGGCTCTTACATCTGCTCCTGGAAGAAATCTTGTAGACAACGGAGGATTTAGTATCTGGCAAAGGGGGACTGGTCCCACTGCTGGGTTCGTAGCAGATAGATGGAGAACTTATGGAAATACCCACATGGGTAAACTTGTCAGTGGTATTTTCAAAACAGGTACAGGAGCAACGCTTACCACACCTTTAGCGAGTACCTTAAGCGCTATTGCACAAGGTATAGAGCTACTAACGCCTGGTACAAACAATCAGTTTGATAATAATACCTTTACCCTGTCTTTTAGTGTAAGAACTAATGAGGCTGGAACAATATATGCTACTGCTTATTTTGCAGATGATTCTGTTGGCACAAATGATGTAAACATATTTCAGGATACCACTACACCTATACCAGCATTAAATACCGTCTTTAATTATAAAGCGACTTTTACAGTTACTGCTGCCGCACTTGCTACTAGTAAATGTCTTCTGCTACGGGTAGGCGTCAATAACAACACATCAACTGATACTTCTATAGCGTACATCTCAGATGTACAGCTGGAGGAAGGTGAAGTAGCTACTCCATTTGAGCTTAGTCACCCTGCTGTAGAGCTGACTAGGTGTCAGAGGTACTACAATCGGTTAAAAGTGTCAGCTGGGGGGTACGCAGTTAATACTTCTAATGCACTTGTATGGCCCGTAACATTTCCTCAGCCAATGAGAACTACTCCTACTTTCTCAGTAATAGATGCAGGTACATCTATTAATATCTCCTCAGTTGGTGTGGCATATTCTAGTGATACAGGGTTTGCTATCTCTCTAGTATCCAATGCAACAGGGTTCTGTACAAACTACAACCGAATACTTGCTTTTGATGCGGAGTTCTAAAAATGATTACTAACGTAAGATATACCAATGAAGAACAGACCAGCATCGAAGTTGTGGATGATACGCAAGGCACTTGGTACCAGGACTGGCCTAGCGGAACTTGGCGGGATACTGAGGTACAAGCATGGCTTGACGCGGGCAATATTATTTCGCCATACGATCCACAATATGGAATGACGTTTTCTCAGATAAAGGTTGCTAAAATGAGGGAAGGGGAGGCATACGGACGGGAGCTTGTGCGCCAAGCGCATGCTAATCCTTACGATGGAGCAATTATAGAGGATACAGCAACATACAGAGAAAAAGAACAGTCTAAACGTAGGTTGCGCTCAGATAAGAAAGCATTAGGTAAGCCGTTGACTGCTCAGGAAGAGTTAGACCTTGAGCGGGCAGAACATTTACAAGAATATGAAGTCTTGTGTATCGAAACGGGTGATGAATTTAACGAGCTTGTTGATGAGCAGACGACTCCTGAAGCCGTGAATGCTCTCGATCCTGCAACAGCGATAGTGTGGCCGATATGGAATCCTCCAGCACTGTGATTTTAGAAGGTGATTCGATCCTTGCTTTATACGCCCTTCTTTCTCGTAAGAGCTACGCTTGGGATGAAGTCGCGGTAGCAAATTATTTTTTAACGAGGCTAGAAAATGCCATTAAAGAAAGGAAAGAGCAAGAAAGTGATTCGACAAAACATAGCGACGGAGATTCGAGCGGGTAAGCCTAAAAATCAAGCTATTGCTATAGCATTCTCAAAGGCAGGTAAATCGAGGAAAAAGCGTGCTTCCCGTCACACTGGCCGTTGAAACATACTCTAATCATAGAATCTATCAACAGGGTACGCCTGATGCATTAGAATTAGTCGCTCATGCCAGCGAGAACTTTACGTTATTCGTAAATACTACGCCAGCATTCCCGGGTGGGGTAGAGCTTGCCAGTAGCTTTGGACTTTTTTCTGTCAGCGGGCAGATTCGTCCTAAGATTCCAGGTGTCTCTTTAGCTACAGCACTTGGAGTTCCTTCTGCTGAGGTATATTTTGGAAATAGTATACCGATTGTTGGTGTTGATTTAAATGTAGATACTTATTCTTTATACGCTGAAGGTCAGATAGTAGATAATCAAGCTTATCCTACAGGTCTATTTATTGAAATGAGAGTAGGTGATTTTAGTATCTATTTAGATCAATGGCAACCGCATACTCCTCCTGTAGACGTTTGGGAGGATATTAACAAGTATGATCTATTCTGTGAGGTCTAATAATGGCAATTACCACTGCTTTTGCTAATACCTTCAAAAAAGAGTTATTTGAAGGTAGGCATCTTGTTCGATCTGCCGGTAACGGCGGTCAAGTATTTAAGATGGCACTGTATCTTTCGTCTGCTGATTTGGGGGCAGCCGATACTGTCTACAAGACTGACGGAGAAGTGTCGGGCGTTGGGTATACCTCTGGCGGACAGAATTTGGTAGCTGTAGATCCGATAGTGGCTGGCTCTGCTGGCATTGCTTCATTCAATAATGTTGTATGGACTTCAGCTACATTCACGGCTGGTGGTTGTATGATCTACAACTCTGAGTATAACAATGCCTGCTGTTCCACACATACATTTAATGGTGATATTACTGCTAATAATGGTGATTTTACCGTTGTAATGCCTAACTTTACGGAGACTGATGCGTTATGGCGAATGGTATAAGTATCACGGAGGCCTTGAAAGGCAAGACTATTCGGCGTGCGATGTCTGATGGTAATGTTCTTGCTTTAGAGACCGATACTCAACGCATACGCATTACTTGGGAAGACGGTGAGCCGAAAATTCAAGGTATTGATGTCCGTATCGTTCTACCTGAAGCTGTGTTAACTGGAGCACAAGGCTATGCCAGTTGAAAGTGGTTCGTTTATTAATGATTTAAATCCAGCCTGGCCGCTTGGTGCTTCTGATGATATTGCACAAGGCGACGACCATCTTAGGCTGGTTAAGCGATTTGTTCAGCAGTCGTTTCCTGAAATAGGTGGTTCGGTCAATGTAAGCCATACTGAGATGAATCAGTTGGCAGGGATCAGCACTGGGCAAACAATTCAACAGCAGATAAATGATTTAAAAAATGCTGGTGTAGGTCCTCACAACCATGCTATTGCTGATGTGACTGGCTTACAGTCAGCATTGAATGCCAAAGCAGCGCTAACATCGCCAAGCTTCTCAGGTGTCCCTACAGCACCAACAGCATCTAGTGGAAGCAGTTCTGCTCAGCTTGCGACTACGGCGTTTGTTCAGACAGCAGTCAATAACATTAGCATTCCTGATGTTCCTGAATATGTTCCACCAACGCAGTGCAGGTTTTTTCCTGTAAATACATCGAATCAGATTAGTGTAGCTAATGTAGATACCTATAATGTCGGATTCGATTGTGTTAATTTTGCTGCCGGTTCCCAAGTGCAAATCCTATACAGTTTTAGGGGCTACTGGGAAGGGCTTCAGCTAAAGACTGATTCTAACGGAATGGCAACGTTCTCGCTGTCTTCTGCCGGGTTTAGAGCTGACTGGTTAGGTAAGGGCGGACCACTTGGGTCTGGGTATTTCAGGATACGTGCCGCTGCTGATACTTCGCTTCAGTTCACTCAGAATGTGCAGATTACCTGATGCAAACATTCACTGTAAAAGATGTCGGCTCTATTGGTGTAATCACTGATGTTAGTCCATATACTTTGCCTACCGGCGCCTGGAGCAGTGCTAAAAATTTAAGGTTCAGGG